GTTTTATTGCATCTTGATAAGTTAAATCGTAAGCAAGTTCTCCGAACTCACCGTTGTTCTTTACATTAAAAATATTATTATAAGTACCATCGCTATTCTTCTTACGGAAAACAAGTCCTCTAGCTAAAGCTGTTAAGCTTCCAAACTTTGAATCATCCATTTCATCAGCATCTGTAATATGAATTATAATTCTTGTAATATGAAACTCCGTTGTTGTCGAATTTGGTAAATCAAACTTAACTGCTGTAGTACTTCCATCAACATTTAATTCTTTACTAACTTCTAAAACAACTGCACTAGCACTAGTATAAACTGAATCAAAAGGACTATCTATTGTTAAAGTATTAGTAGCAACAGTTAATATTTTACAATTAAAACTTTTAACATCATCACCATTCTGTACAACTAATAATTCATCACCTGCACTAAAACCATGACCTGCAACCATATTAATAGTATAATCACCAATAACAGTATCAGCTGTCATAAATTTTGGTGTTCCTATAACTCTTAATAAATAACTATCAATAGGTTTATTATCAGGAGAAGTTTCAATAACTTGCATAGCTCCACCAATACTCTTAATGTATTCGTCATCACCAGTAAGACTACTTAAAGCCATCATCTTAGTAGAACTGACTGGAATTGCGTCACCACTAAAAGTTAATTGGTCTAAATCTTCATAAACCAAACTACCTCTTGCAGCCCAAGCAGTAACATAACTATCATAAGAGCTGTTATTAGAAATATTAGCGTAAGTAGAATCAACCTGAGAAGTTTCATCAACCTTATTAACTAACCATGAACCACCACTAGTAAGTTTACCAACATAAGTTACTGGACTACCAGCTTCGTCAAGGTCATGAAAAATGTAATCTTTAACTATGTTAGAAGGTATATTAACACTACCACTATCACCAGCTATTTGACTAACTTTAAGAGTATGAGTACTATTGTCATAAACATCATTAAATATATTTTGTTCTTCATAGAGTTTATAAGTCATAAGTCACCTTTTTATAAATATAAATTATTAAAAAAAATAAAAAAAAAGAAAAAATTTTTAAAACACTAAAAAATTAAGATTTAATCTTATGCTTCGTATGTTTCAATAGTACAAATTCCGTTAGCTCTTAGAACAGCATAATCCCATTCTTCTGCAGCAACAAAGTTTGTGTAACGTCCAAGTTCGAATCTCTGACTTCTGATTTGAGGAGTAGCTTTAATACATACACCAAACGCAGGTTCACCAGATAAATCAACTCCTAACATAACAGCTTTAGTTCTGTTTGCAGTAGCTTCGATTAAGGTACTGTAAGCAACTTCTAAACCAGCAATAGTTTTAAGAGTTCCACCAAGAACAGTTTCTCTTCCACCATATTGACTAGCATCTCTAAATGCTGAGTTTTTCATAAGGTCTCCAAGTTGTCCAGGACTAACAAGTAATACTTTAGGGATAAGTTTATCCTTTCTGATTGCAGTCATTCCATTAACAATATCTTCGTAATCAATTGCGTTTGAGCTTGCAAGGTCAGAAGCTACAACTCCGTCAGCAACAACAGCATTACCTGCTCCAGCGATTAAGGTTGATAGTGCGTTAACATCTCTAGCTAATGCAAGACTGTATCCTAATTTCTTAGTCATATCAGATGCAATACTATAAAATGCTCTTCGTGCTTCTTTATCAGTTAAAGCGTAAGCGTCAGCGTATTCAGTAGGTGTGAAAACTACTTGAGTAACTGCGTAAGCTTTAACTGCAACATCATTACTTTCTACAACTGCACTAGCTCCAAGTGGTGCTGCGTTAACTGTAACGTTTAATGTGTCTCCTGGTGCGTTCAATAAGTCATTATATACTTTAGCATAACTTGAGATTATGATTGTATCTTCTACATGTCTTAGAACTTGCGTATTCCATACTTCTGGGTTAATGTATCCTGCAGCTGTAGCTGTGGATTGAAAACCAGAAGAATCAATAGCGTTTAATACTAATTCTTTAAATTCCATTTTATATTATTCTCCATATTTTTTTTTTATTTGTTTATGTTCCATGCGTGAGATGGTACATTGTGATATTCCATAAAGGCTTTACCACTTTCCTTTTCAATTTCTTTCATATCTAACTTAGAAACATCAATTTCTTTACCATCAACAACCTTAATATTTTCGTTGTTTGTTTGGTTAAAAGGACTATCATTCTTACTTAATCCTTTTCTTGTAGCTTCAAGTTCTTGTAACCTTTTCTCAAAGGCTTCTCTATCAGCTTTAGCTTTGATTAATGCTTCCTCACGTTCTTTACCCATATCTTCTAGGGTTTTAGCTTGTGATTCTTTCATATCAATTATTTCTTTTTGCAGTGCTTCCTTCTCAGCTTTATCAGTTAACTCAGTTCTCACTTTGTTTTCTATTTCTTTAGCTTGAGTTTCGCTTTGTTTTTGTAATTCTTCAGCTTGACGAGATTTGACCTCAGCTTCTATCTTTGCTAGTTCTTCCTCGCTTACCTTAATTTCTTCTGCCATTCTTATTCACCCTTTTCTAATACTTCTATCTTTTCATCCATTCTTAATAATTCTTCTTCGTAACCATCAATTTGTTTAGTAAGCATTTCCATAGCTTTAACAAGCTTGTCCATGTTCTCACCGTTTTGCATGTCTCGTCTTTTTGCACTTAAAGCATTAATCTTTTTTAAGTTACTAATGTATTCTGGTTGTTCTTCAAAATCCCATTTGAACTCTTTAAGAACAAAGTGCTTTTGAACTATAACATCGTTAAGTTTAGCAAGATTGCTTTCTTCAGTTAACATGTCTATTCTTATTTGAACTTCAGGTATTTGTTTCTTAGCTCCTTCAAGTTCTCTAACAATATTCTCTTTGTGTAACTTAGCGTTCTTAACTTGTAATTCTACGCTTTCAACTTCTAATTCCATTTCAGTCTTTTCATTTTCCATTTTTATCTATCCTCTACTAAGTCCCATTTGCTTGGGAAGTGTTCTATCATGTAATTAGTGTCAACATAAACTGGTATGTGAGCATTATCTAATTGCATATAAAAGTAAACATCGCTGTGCTTCTTATTATTTCCAGGTCTCTCATCATAATAATAAGGAAACCTTTTTATTATATCACTTCTTATTAATGTGCATCCTAATCCCATTCCATGTATTCTTCTAAGACCAGTGTTTAAGAAGTTATCAACTTCATCAAGTCTTATAATCCTAGTTCCCATTTGATGGTTTCCAGGCTTCCAGTCTTTAAAAAAGATGCAAGGAACTTTAACTTTTGTTCCTATAAGATATGTTGCTCCAACTATACCTCCTCCATGACTCATCAATCTTTTTATACATTCAGGAGTTGGTACAAGGTCGCTTTCTACAAACATTAAATAATCATAACCTTCTCTTATTACTCTGTCTCGAGCATAGTTTTGGCTGTTACAAAGAGCTTGCCTACTGTTATATCCTCTTGGTACTCTAACAACATTAGCTCCTCGGCTTTTTAATAACTCATAATAATCTCTTTTTTTACTGTTATCAATATAAACATAATCGTAATTTGGGTAATCAATATTTTTTATTGCTTCAAAGTTTTCTTTGAATATATAATCTTTTTGGTCAAATATTGGTATTGCCACTAATACTTTTGGACTTCCATCCATCTTTTCATCACCTTTCAAAATTTTGTTTTTAAGCTGCTATTTTAGCTGCTTTAAGTTTAGGATTATTAGTAAAAGTAAAACCAAGATAATCAGGATTTTTTATACGTCCATCTTCTTGTTTGTCTCCCATTGCTTCAATGCTTAAACCTTTAAAGCTTTCAGTATGATTCTTATACCTTTTATCAAGAGTTGCTTGAATCCATAACTTACCTTTTTTAAGGGTTGCTTGTATAGTTTTAAAAATACCCTTACTCTTCTTAAGTTCTGCTCTGATAGTATCAACATCTCCACCGTACATTCTTATAAGTTCTTGTAACTTTTCATGGTCAACATCTGGAAGAGTACTACCAAGAGTATTTATTTGCTCACTAATAGTTTGTAAATCTTCTTCACTAAAGTATTGTCCTTCACTATTCATAGTTGTATCTGCCAGTACGGCGTCAAGTACTAATTCTTCATTCTCACTATTCATTACTATTCCGCCTTCAACTTCCATGTTAAAACTGTACAGTTTTGGTTGTTCAAAGCTTTTACTCATTGCAACCCAGAATCCTTCAATTAAAACGAATCTTCTTTTGATTATAAGCCATGCTATTTCAAAACTCATAGCGTCACTTAATCCTGCCATTTTCTCGTGATTATAAATGTCTAAGAACAGTTTTAATGCACTGTCAGGCATTGTTTCCTTCATAGCTTTAGGTAGGTCATCAATTCTCATTACCTTCATGCTTGCTGGCTCATCCATTGCTTGCATCATTTTGATACCTCATAATTATAAGGGTACTCATTATATTTTGAATTTTTTACCATGCTTTTACCGTTAGCTTTACTTAGAGTGTTTGTTGATTGTCTTTGTCTGCTTGGTGCAGCGTCAGCACTCTTGTTACCTATGCTTCCTTCATTACCAGTCTTAACATCTTTATTAGATGTTGGTCCTTCTGGTGTTGGCATTGCTTCTGCCATCTTCTTAGCTTCCTCAGCAGGGTCTTTAAATAAAGTTTTAGTTTCAAAGGTTAAACCTCTAACTTCTAAATACTCAGTTATAGCTTCATCAGTGAACATACTATTCTTCATTATTTGAACGTTCTCTAAGATTCTTGTTCTGTCAGTATCATCAAGTGTTCCCCATAAAAAGTCGTTTTTACCAAAGTTAATCTTTGGAAATAAATCATAAGTAAAGTAGTCACTTGTTACGTCATGAACACTTTTAACTCTTGTGTTCAAACTACTATTTTGTTCTACACTGTTACTTCTTCCACTACTATCACTCATTCCCATGCTGATAGGTGGTGTTTGTATTAGCATTATTATTTGTTGGTCACACCAGGCTAGTACTTCTTGTAAACTTTTTCCTTGTTCTGAAAAGTTTTGTAACACTTCATAGGTTACTTCTCCTTCAGTTATTATAGGTTTAGTCTTATCTTTTTCACTTGCTTTATAAAAGCTCATGAACTCTTTAATCTTAGTATCATTAGCTCCTTTAATGTTGAAGTGTCCTCTCATTTGGTTTGTTTGAAAAAACCATTTAAGCCATTCCCTAACAGAATCTTTAAGAACAACAGTGTCATAAAGGCTTTCTATCATTAGGTCACTCCAAGTATTATTGGTTATTTCGTCAAGTTTGATGTGAACGCATTGTTCTGGAGTCCAGCTTCCTACTTCAACACCTTTTTGTTGACCGTTAATATTTCTTTGTACTATTTGTTTATAAAATTCAATATCACCATTGTCTTTAGCACGTATATCCATAAGAGTTGTTTCCAAGACGTTTAAGTCTGAAAGTTCATCTCCTTTCTTAATGATTTCAATGAATACGTTGTTATATAGAATTAGATTGTAAAGTGCTTTTCTTATTAGTCTATTAAATCTTACGTCTTTGAGTTTTTGCTCTAGCTTCTTCTCTCTGCTCTTTTTATTTCTTCCTTTTATGGTCCATCCAGCTTCAAGTACTTTATCAACTATTGTTATAATGCTTGCTTTGACCACAGGGTCATTACGTACAACATTTAATGCTTTCTTTGTATCAAAACCTGGTAGTCTTGGCGTGTCACTGAAGAATGCAGGGTTTCCAGCGTAAAAGTCTGGTATTAGTCCCCTACTATTATCGTTTGTAACTATCGTTTTTTTAACCATTTTTTAGAAATATTTATTTTGCTCCGCTAGGTAAAAGGTCTTACGTTGGTGCCCTTTTCCAATCACGACAGCACTATTATAGCAATTACCCTATTAATGTATGAGGGTTACAATTCATTTATAAAGGCTTCGTCTTTTAACACTATAACTGAGGAATGACACCTTAAACTCCCATAATCCAATGCTTTCATCAATTAAATCAAGGTAATACCTAGGATTATTAATAACTCTATTAAGCATTTCTTGATAACATTCTTTCTCTTCTTCTAATGTTATTCCTGGATAAGTATCTTTAAGCCACTGAGTCATCTTCTACCAAATCCTTCCTATCATCTTATCAACCACTAACTCTTCACCATCATTAAAAAGTTCTTCCATAACATCCTTAATCTGCTGATGAATATACTCATGAGTGACAGTCTTACAAAACCATCTAATAAAACCATCCTCTTTATACTTAATACGATTATCATTACTAACATCTTTCCAAATAGTATAAACATTAATTGCAACAACATTAGTTGCTTCTTGCTCAAAATAACCATACATATCATCCACTGGACTTGGGTCTAAACCCACTTCTTCCTTCTTCACAATCCATCCACTCTCATCATCATTAACACCCTCACTCATCTGAATCACCACTTAGTGCTTCCTCAAATTCTCTTATGCCATACTCTGGTCTGTACATTCCAAACCTTTCAGCATGACTTATCTTTTTAGGTTTTCTTCTTATCATAAATATCATTCTATATCATCCCAACTATGAAAATTAAAAGTGTTATCATCCTCTAAATAAAAATAAGCAGACATAACAAAACTGTCAATAAGGTCATCATTGTACCCTGGAGCAGCCATGATAAGACTCTGTCTTGCTCCTTGACTGAACTCCATTGCAAGCATTTCAGTCTTCAAATCATCATCCTTATAAGTCTTAACCATACCCTTATTAAGCTTACTTCTAAAAGCACCATACTTCTTAGTCTTATCACTACGAAAGTTCATAGGTTGAACATCCCAACCCTTCTCCTCCATCTTACGAATAAGATAATCACCCTGAGGACACTCATCAGGAATAACCCTCTGAATATTAAAATCTTTCATAAGTAACTCAATATCAGCAATGATAGTATCATCCTTACCAACCTCATAAGACTTATGATAAAGACGAACAACAGTACCATCCTCCTCCATCATACTAATGGTAAAAACTGTTTTACTAGTTACCTGACCACCAAAGTCAACCCCCAAGTCACATGGCATACTATAATCCTCATGCTTAAACAACTCTTTATCTTCTATATCAAATACTTTATCAGGATTAAAATAAGACTTCTCACCTTTAACGAAACGACAATAATAAGCTCTTTGAACCTCACTTGTTTTACCATCATTATTCATCTGATTAACAATCTTAAGTACAGTATTATAATACTTCTCATTCTCCAACTTAATAGCATCAATAGTGAATAATACTCTTTCACAGTCAGTAACACCATACTCTCCAAATGGGTCTGCCATTCGATAAAAGAATCCACTATTACCACTCCAAACACTCTTACCATTTCTTCTAACAAAAATATCCTTACTCTTAACTTGCAATGAAGCAATATAGCCCTTATAATTA